ATGAAGCGAACCGACTCAAACAAGCCGATTTCTCCGTTGTAGATTCCCTCTGGGTTGACGTAGTTAGCTGGCGTGCGCCATGCTGCTGCGTCAGTTGCCGAACGGAAGTCGTACGAAACGTCTGGGTGGATAAAGCCGATGTATGAACCGTTGAAGGTCGCTACGTTTGCACCACGCAACTGTGCGACGGTCTTACGAACGTCGTCAGCAGCAAGTACGTCATCAGCCGAGATTGACTCACGGCTTGTTGGTGTGCTTGAACCACCAGTTGCGTAGATAACGTTGGTTCCACCAGCAAGAACTTCACGGACAACCTGGTCGATTGAATCGCCTGCGTTGTATCCGATGATGTTTGCTGCTGCTGAGTCAACATCCAAGAACGCTGTTCCACGCAACTTGGCGGTGGTTACTACTGCGTTACCGTATTCGTTAAGAGTTACGGTTACTTGGCTGTCGGACAATGCTGTTGGGGTTACGTCGGTAACTTCGTTCAACGTTGACGTTGCTGCTGCAATGTCGCTGAAGATGGTGAATGTTACGCCCGTACCTGGCATTGCCTGCTGTACTGGTTGTACGTCTGCTGCCTGGTCGAACAAGAGTTCTGAACGCAACGCGAAATACGCGAGACGGTCAAATGCTACCTGGTCTACGGACAGTGACGAGAGTTGGGTTTCGCCTGCCATTTTAATTTATCCTTTGGTTTGAGGTTTATGAGTTATCGATTGCTGCTCGTGCCTCTGCCAAAATTCTTTCAACTTCTCGTGGCGACTCTGCTTCTTCCAAACGTCGCGCCCAATCGACTGGAGGCTGTGCGGTTTGGGAACCTGCCGCGATTTTTGCGGTTCGGTTCCAAGCCTTTGCCTCATCGGTTTGGGATGGTGCTACGGGTGGACTAATCAATTGCGCCTCGACTGCAGCCTCACGGATTGCTTCTGGGTTTAGTTCGCCGTCGTATCCTTTGACAAAGTACTTTGCCATTGGTGAGGTTGGGTCAATACCCGCCTTCACAAAGGCTAGTTCTCGTCTTTCGGATTCGGCTTCCGCGAGAAGTTTTTTGGCTTCTGCGTTTTCCTTTTCCAGTTGCTTCATCCTTGCCCGCAACGGATTGCGAGTTTCGGTTTCTTCCAGTTGGTCTTCGTCGTAGTTGTCAAACTGTGACATTATGGCACGCTCCTTTTGCCCACATCACATCGGAGGGAAGTGATGGCTGCTTAGTTGATTGGTACACCCCGTATGCGCCGTGCGAGTCGGGGGGCGCCCGCACGGGTTCCTACTGTTCAAAGTATCGTTTGTTACATTATCCTGTTGTAAGACAGAATGCAATCAGGGTCTATTCTCCGACTGTTCCCAGTCCTGCTTTTCCGCCTTCTTGAAGTGTTGCTTGTCGGCGTCGTGCTGTTTTGGCTACACGTTGTTGGGCAGCAGCGTTGATTCCTGTTACACCTTGGATAAGTTCTTCTTGGGTGAGTGCTTGTTCTCCTGCGGTTGGGCGGGTAAGTTCTTGCAGAGAACGCACACTAGTGAACGCTTGTTGTGCTTCTTGTTCTGTTACGCCACCCAGTACGAGTTGTTCTGCTTGGGCTGCAGTAAGTCCGATGTCTGCCTGTTTGCGGGCTTGTGCGGCTACTTCTGCGGCACGTGCGGAGCGTACTACTGCGTCTTTGGTTTTGTTTGGGTCAATGAAGTAGGCGGCGAGTGTGCCTTCGTCTAGCCCGTATAGGGTTTTGAGTTCGTTTACTACTGCTGGGTCAGCGTTCTTGACTGCGGCATAGCCTTGCTGTACGCGGAATTGGACTTCGTCTGGGGAAATGTCGTTTGTAATAAACGATTCGATGTCTGTTCGGTCTGTGTAAAAGTCTTTTGGCATGCCAGCAGCGTTCAATACTTGACGGTATGAGGACTCTAACTGGAGGTATTGGGATACTGAGTAGGCTGGTTTGTTTGCTGCACGGCGTGCTTCGTTTGCACCAAAGCGTCGTTTGAATGCGTCTGATTCGCGGAGTTGGATTCCGATGTCATCGATGGTGGATGCGCCTGTGATGCGTCGGTCTGCGAGTGCGGTCTTTACGTCTTGGAGTAGGGCTGGCTCATCCATACCGTAATACTTTAGGGTTGCTGCAAGAATGCTTGACGCTGTCTCTGTGTCTTGCTGGTTTTGTTGACGGTTGAAATCACGAATGATTTGCTTCACATCTTCCGAGGTCACGCCATCTTCTGTACTTGCAATATCTTCTGGAGGGACAACTGGCTGAGGGGAGAGCAAACTGTTCCTATAATTATAAAGGCTGTTGAATGCTTCCTGGTTTGCGGCTGCATCTGCTGCTGCCTGTGGTGCGTTCGCAAGTTGAACCTTTGAGGTAATTTGCTTTCGACCTTCAGGGGTAGCAGCAAGTTCATTGAAACGTGCAGTCAAAGCAGCAGTATCAACAGCCTTCCCAGCCGCAGCAAGTTCAGCGGTGCGTTGTTGAACAAATAGTTTTTGGCGTTCTTCTTTAGATAAAGCCATTAGATAATCCTTCCGAATGCCTGTGCAAGATTGTTAGCGAGACTACGTGCCTCAGTTTTAGCGTTCTCTGTCTTCTCCCAACCATAACGGGCATCAGTACGCAACAGTTTCTCCCACTCACCTGTGGTCATGGCACGCTTCTTGCCTTCTTCACCAAATGACAACGCAACCTCATAGTCGCCCTGTGACATGTCAATAGTGTTTGGGTCTACTTCTAAGAGTTTGGCTGCTGTCTGCTTGTAGTTACCTGCCAAGTCTTCAAGGGTTACACCTTGGTCGATGAGGTCTGAGAGATGTCCGTAACGCTTCTTAGCAATTTCGCGTTGCTGGCGCTGGAAGTCCTGGGTGGTGATTGTGCCTGTAAGCACGCTTTCGATGCTGGATTGTGGTGCGCTATTGAAAAAATTTTTAGCAATCAACTGCACATTCAGATAGTCATTGCCTACCGTGGCACGCTTTATCGATGTTGGGTTGGCATAGGTTCCGTCAGGGTTTTTACGGAATACTTCCTTATAGGTTTCAGCCTTAAGGGTTTCACCTGTCCAACCAAGGTTAATGGAGTCGGTAACAAACTTGGAGAAGTCTGTGCTATCAAAACCAAGGTCGCCAACAATCTTTTTAATTTCTTTTACTTTGCCTGATGCGGCTAGTTCGTTGTAGAAGTCAACACCCTGGAGTTCAGCAGCAAATCGTGCCTGACCCTCAGTTGATAAATAGTATTTCTCGTCGTGAGCCTTTTGAAGCAAGGCAAATAGTTGTGGGTATTTGGTGCGGTCTTGGTCTAGCAACCATGCTTTTGCTGGGAATGTAGAACGGAATGATGTTTCCCAATCGGTTGATAGCGCGGCTGGGGTTGCAATATATTCTTTGCGCAACACCGCCCTGTTTGCTGGAGTGTCTTCGAGTTTGCGTTTAAGTAATTCGGCGTCAACAAATGCTTTTCTGGCATCTTGCTCTGGGGTAGTTTTAACTACTGCAGGACCGCCACCTCCGCCACCTCCAGTTGAAACTACCTTTGCAGTTTCTGTGACACTACCGTCGACATAGGTTGTCTGGACTACGGTAACGCCGTTCTTAACAACTTCCCTTGTGCTTTTTACAGCAAGGGTTTCATCAGCAGCAAGACGTTTAGCGGTTGCTGCTTGCGCGGCACGTTCTGCGGTATCTGCGGTCCTTGGACTTATGGTTGCACCACTAGTTGCGGTTGTACGGTCCAAGCGGTCAGGGGCAACCCTGTCGCCTGCGGTTCGTGCAGTTGCTGGCGCGGTGGTAACAGCCTTGGCTGTGACATCACGAGTCATACCTGTGTCTGTATAAACAACAGTCTTAGGAATCTTTACTCCGCCCTTAATTGCTGCATCTTCAGCACGAGCAAGATTGCTCAAAGCAGCCTGATATGACCGTTTGAAAGGCTTAGAGGTTGTTGGGCTTACGGTAAGTTCTTGGGTAAGAGTTGACCATGCTTCTTCAGCAAGACGCTTTGCAGTTTGCAAATCCTGCTGCAAAGTATTTTGCATCATCAACGTGTTGTTCGATATTTCGCCAGTTGGTTTAGGTTTGCGAGCATTATAAGCGTCGCCAAAATCTGAAGCGATGTTTGACAATCGACCTACATAGGAAATAGCCTCATCGTAGGTATAAGTTTTGCCCTTGAACTTTACTGTTTCACCATCTGGAGAATTAACAATTGCTTGCTCAAGAACGCTTTTGTCGGTTGATGCGTTTTCTTGTGCTTGCTCAATTTCCGTAAGCGACAACTGTGGGTAAAGATTGTTTTCACGTTTCTTGAAAACAACAAACTTCAGGAAGTCATAAATGTCTGTGATTATGCCCCAGTCCTGGGGTCCATCTACAACTGTAAAATTTCCTGCAAGCCACTGTTCTGTCAAATACTTTTTAGTTGGTGCTGGGAGTTTAAGATTCTGTAACCAAAAAGGTATTTCTCTACCCTTGGAAGATACGCCGCTAGAACCTTGGTCGTTTGTGTCGTTAGACATTATGCAAGTCCTTTAATTGATTTATCAAGAATATCGAACAACGACAACATGCCAACGGACGCAGCCTCAGCACCATACTGCTGTTCAATTTGTGCTTCTGCCGCATTGGCAATAGATGGTGCTTTCGGACCGCCTCTTGCTTCAGTAATTTCCTGACCTTCAAAGGCTTTTACAAACTTTTCAATTACTTCTGGTGGAAGTTGGCGTCCAAGTATTGTGCTACTGACAGTTCTGAATATCGCGCGAGTGTCTTGTTTGGGTGTGGTTCTGATTGCTTTGCCACCACCACCACCCTTGAAGGTGGTAAGAAATTGGCTGTATGCAACATCGGAAGTAACGCCTTGCGAGTTGGCATAACGCAAGAAGTCTCCCATCGCGGAAAAGTCTTTACTATCAAACCCTGTTGGTGATGGTCGTCCTGAACCGTATAGTCCGCGGGCAGCAAGCGAGTTAAGAAATGCTTGGCGTTCTACCAAGTCCATTTTTGCTAGTTCGGCGTAAGCCTCTTTAGATGGGTCATACTGTCCACGGGTAATGATGCCTCTTGAGTCAACAAGGTTTTGACCGACATAACCAAATGAGGTTGGTCCAGCGATTTCACGTGCACGAGCAGAGGTGGTTTCGGTGGGGGAAACTGGGGTGGTGCTTACGACGTCGCCTTCACCTGGGGTAAACCCTGCAAGGGTTGCGCCTTTAACCTGACGTACTTGTAGTTTTTGTTTTGGGTCCAAGCCTGATGTGCCTGCGGAAAGACCTGGGGCGTCGGCAACTGGCTGCGTTTGTGTCTCGTCAAAACTCATTAATCTACCTCTGCTGCAAGTTTATCTTCAAAAATACGGGCGAATTCTGGTGTTCTCTGGATAAGCACTTGTGCAATACTACTCAACCAGTCACGCAACGGTTCGGCTCTCGTAGAATCAAGGCTCTTTAGGTTGACCGCACCTGCTTGCGCTAGGGCTTTATCTCGTGCAGCAATGTACTCCTTGACCGCTTGTGCAACATCGTTATCAGCGAGACGCTCATCCTGTACAGCAAACTTGAGTTCGCTGACGAAGGATTCGAATTGTCCTGGGTTGAAATCTGCCTTGACAGGGAATCCTGGGTATTGGGTGTTGAGGTACTTGCGCCATTGACCAAGCCAGTCACGTTGTTCTGTGCTGATTCTGTCACCTAACTGGTTTCGCTTGGAACGATAGACGGCTGAACCAAGTCGGTATTGGGCTGCGGCAACCATCTCTGGGGCTGACAAGCGTCGTCGTTGACCTTTTTGTAGTTGACGGTTCCAAGTTTCAAACGAGAAGTCGTCACCACCTGGGGCAAAGTAGCCTGCAGTTTGGCTGTATTGGCTGAACAAGTCTCCGTTGTTACGTTGCCAGTTACCGAATTCTTCTGATGCTTCTAGCCCACCCGCAATTGGTTCTGTCTTATGACCGAGATAGATGAATGCGTTTTCGCCGAAGGTTTCGATGAACCGTTGTACAGCATTGTCTGGGTTTTCGCTTTGGAACTTGTAAAACTCTTGGGCGATTGCTGATGCGGTGATGTCTCCGCCTTGAGTTTCTAGCCCGAAGTCAATCTGTGGCGATGCTGGTCCCGTGAACTGGAACAATGCTCGTAGACCTGCAAGGATTCGTGCTTTGCTTTTTGCATCTGCATACAGTTTGGCTGTGTCGTTCGGGTCGGTCAGGTCGTATTCACCTGATGACGCAAGGTATTTGACTGTTTCACCATAGGTGTTGCCAAAGATGGTTTCCATGTTGGTGGTGTCGGCTTTGATTGCTTCGATTCCTCGGCGCGCCCATTGCGGCGCAAACGATGAAACACCCTGCTTGCCGTATGGGAGAACCATGCTTCGTACGAAGTCAAGTCGTGGTGTGTCTGGGATAAGTTCGCTTGCTGCGATTTGTGCAACTGGACCTACACCTGGGACGCTCAATACCTGGAATGCTCCGCGCACAGGGAACTGGAGGAGTGAACCTGCCCATCCGCCGACTGGGAAGTTGAACACATGCTTGCCGCTTGTTGGGTCTTTGCCGAACCAGCCTGCACCGATATTGTCTGGGTCTTCGCTGTTGTAGTTGACAGCGTTGTATGCGAGTTGTGTTTTGCGGATTCGCGATGGGTCTTCGATGAGATAGCCAGCGTATTTGGTAAGTGTTTCACGGAATGCTGTAGCAAATGGTGCTACCACGCGAAGCATGTCTTCAAAGTTTGATTTGCTTTGGGCGTTGTACAGGATGTCTTGGAGTTCTTGTACAGCAATTGATGATGCAAACTGTTCTAGTTCTTCAATGGTTGCGTCACCAGTTGCAACCTTGTTGAAGATTGCGTCATAGTTTTTTTTGTTTCCGACGTATTGTTCTACTGAAATTTCTCTACCAGTTTGCGTGCTAATTTCTGCGGCATAACGGGTGATGTTAGTGCGTAGTGTTGCTTGTTCTGCTGGAGAGAGCAAGAATGCTTTGTCTGCCACTTCCTTGTAGAAGGCTTGGCGGTATAGCGGGGAACGTTCTAGTTCTTGTGTTGAGCGTCCTACAAGACTATTGAAGAACCACTTGACACCTGTGTCTAATGCTTGTGAGATTTTGTCTAGACCAACGGTTTTGCCTTTTTCTACGCGGGCAGCGACCTTGACGGTTGGGGCAAGCAAGTTTTGCGCGCCCTTGTAGTTGATGTGTTCACGTAGTGCTTCGCTACCGAATAGTCCTGGGTCTTTTTCTTTTGTGGTGAATGCGCGCCCAGGTGCTACTGGTTGAATTTCTGCTACTTCACGGTTGATTACCGTTCCAGGGTTGAACGGGTCTTCTACTGATGTTTGCCTGATGTTGACAATCACGCCTTGACGGTCATCTGCAAGGTCAACTAGCCCGCCTACACCGCGTGGGTTGTTTGGTTCTCCAGCGACATAGGTTACGGAGTCAAGTGTTTGTTCTACGCGGCGTGCAATTACTGCTTCATCTGTAAGTTCACCAGCAACACGAACGTTCTCCATGAGGGGAACACGGTTGTATCCAACAATAAAACGAAGGTCGTCGTCGATGCGTCCAGATGTTGCTTCTCCGCGGAGGATGGTGGATACTCGTGAGGTTGCCGCACGGTCTACCCAGCCTGCGATGAGGGCGGTGTCAGATGCGCTATCAAAACGAACAAATGATGGTTGTCCACTTCCGTCGGTGATGCGTACACCATTGCGGAAGTAGTCGATGATTGCGCCTTTGGCTTGTCTGCCTTCTGCTGTGTCATCCAGGAATCTAACTATTTGTTCGGTGCGTTCTGCTTGCGGAAGGTTCCAGAGTGCTGCTACTCGCGACATGATTGGGTCTGCTGCAATCTGACCGAGGTTATCCACGTATCCAGTGGTGTGTCCTTCAGGGTTTACTGCTCGTGATATAAGAGAAAAATCTTCGCTTCTCAATAAGCGTTCGTTTGCACCTAATGGGTCTTGGAGGTGTTGATAAACGTTGCGTTGTACTGCTTCTTTGTAGTCGCCGAAGATGCCGCCAAGTGTTCCTGTTACGTCTTCGAGTGCATCTTCAAATGTTGCTACAACGTTTGCTCCTGTTTCATCCATTTTCCCCGTAAGTGTTCCGACGTAACGTCGACCAAGGACTGTTTGCATGAAATGAAATGGGTGAGTAAAGAATGATTCATAGCCCTTGGCGCCGATGCGGATATGTGAGTCAATCATGTTTCTCACGATGTATCCGCCTGTAGCGAGCACCATTGGCTTCCATACTTCTTGCTGGAGTTGTTCTGCTGCGCCAATAAGTGCGCGTTCGCGTCCGTCTTTGGTGCGGAGTGCGTGACGCAATACTTTGTTTCCTGTAATTGCGCGGAACTTGCGATAATCGGGTAGAACCTGCACGTGGTCTACAAGTTCTACAAGTGCGCTTGGTCCCTGTATTCTAAGATTGTCTAGGTCGGCTTCGCTGAAGCGTGCAAGTTCATCTTCGCTAATGTATTGGCGTAGAAATTGGATTAGTCCGCCGTCATCCAGTTGACCGTTTTGGTCGACACCGTATACTCGCAGTTTTGCGCGTTCATCTCTAATGTTTTTAACTGCTTTTTTGGCTACTGATATATCACCACCAGCGTGTTCGGTGATTACTTCCAAAAATTCGTCATAGAGTTTTTCGGTTGCTTCGCGGCGTGTGGCGGTGTTTTCAATGCTGAATGCTTGCATTGCTTTGCCCATAAATTTTTCATAGGTTTCTGGCAACTGCTCGTTAATCTTTAGACCTTGCATCCATTTGCGGTAGGTGCCAATTGACTTAGAGCGTTGCATTCCTGTGCCGTTAATGATGGCTTGCTGGTTTGGTATCTCTGTCCAGAAGCGACTATTGCGCATTGAACGGTATAGGGGTACACGTTCACGTGCAAATTCGCGTGCAGCAAATGTTGCGGCTGTTCCTGTTACATCGGAGATGGACCGCGGGAGGATGCTTGCACCTTGTTCTTTTCCTAGAACTGCTGCTGCTTCACCGAGGATTGCTTTTACTTTGGTTGGTGAGTCTGCTCTTGCAAGACGCATTGCAACTTCTGGGTCGATTCTGTCACCGAAGTCTTCCAAGATTTTTGCTGCTGCGCGACCAATCTGGTTGTCTGCGTCAGCACCAGTAAGTGCGCGTGAAGCAATGTTGTCTGTTGCGGTTTTAGCATGCGTTGCTAGACGGTCTACCATTCGCCCTGCACGTGCGTTCTTGTCAAACCATGTGTAGAACTTTGATGAAGTAAATGCAATGCTTTCGCGTGCATCCAATCCTGCTTCTCCACGAGCAATACGTGCGGCTGCTTCGCCTGCTTCTTTGGTGATAGACGGTATCTTGTCAGTTTGTACTACACCGCTTTTAACAAGTTGGTCTGCGATTGCTTGGGAAACTTTGCGTGTTCCTGGAATACCTTTTGCCAGTTCGCCAGTCTTGGCGGCTTTGAGTGCTTGACCTGCATAAAGTGTTGGGTCGGCAAAGATGTTAACGCCAGCATCTAGGAATCCTGACAGTAGTGAGTATTCTTTTGAGCCTGGGGTGAAGACCATGTCTGCTGCACCACGACCAATAGTCCATGCGTTGCCGTTGATTGTTCCACGGAACTCGCGTGCTTTTTGTGCTTGTGTTTTTTGTGCTTCGCCACCGAAAAAGAAACCTGAACCTGCGTCATTGCTGCCAGCCATCTGACCTAACTGTGTGGATGCGAACCATCCGTCTACACCCGCTGGGTCATTACCTGAGAATGCTTGTGATGCAGCGTTTTGTACTAGGTCTGGTGTGAACTGCAATGCAGCAAATGTCCAACGTGACAACGATTTTGCTTTACCATAAACTTCGCGCTGAAACCAACTACCTGATTCTTGTTTAGGTTGTGGGGTATTGGTCGTTACATATTGTTTGCCAGCAACGTTTGCCACAGCATCAATTGCTTGTTGTGATGGGTTTTGTTTCGCTAAGTCAAGAATGACACGTGGGGAAACCCACGGTGACTGACGATAAATTTGTGCGGCGGCTTGTGCTTGTTGTGGTGTTACTGTTTTAGCAAATTTTGCTTGTGCCGCAATGTTGGCTTGTGCGTCTTTATCGTTGTTTGATTCGTCGACTGGGTCGAATGCACCAAATAATCCCATTAGTATCCTTCACGTATGTATGAGTCCAGCATGTCTGCGAGTTCTTCGCTTGGGTATGTTGCGTAAAGTGCACGTAGTTCGTCAAGGATTGGGTCGCTGTTACGCGGTCCGATGTATCCACCTAGTTGCTGTGTGCGTCCTGGTCCAAATGGTGCGCCAGCAGTAACAGGTTCGTTAGGTCGTTCTGTTGGGCGCGATAGTGGACCCATTGAACCTGGTGCTACACGTGGTTGTTGTGGTGTAGCGGTTGGTGCTACATCTGTTGGTGGGGCTGCCATTGGTACTGCACGTTGTGCTGCCATTTGTTTTCCTGCTTCACCATAGGTTTGTCCTGTGGCTGCTTTTGCTGGAAGTTTTGCTGAGTTACGAAGGTCTGAACGATTCGGATATTGCTTTGCCATTAGCCCAACCTACCTGCAAGTGAGAGTACTCCGCCAGGTGTTCCTGGTTGTGCTGCTGCTCCTGCTGGTGGTCCGCCGAGTTGTGAGAGGAGTCCTTCGATTCCTGCTGGTCCACCTGCTGTTGGTTGCTCTGCACCCATGCCTGGCATTGCTAGCCCTGGCATTGCTTCTGGTGCGCCTTGCTCTACTGGTGTTGCCTGGCGTTGTTGTGCGCGTTCGTTGGTTCGACGTACAGCCTCGTGTAGTGGCACGTTTTCTTCCACTGTAAGTTTCGTCAAGTACGCAAGGTCTTCTGGTTGGTATGGTCCGTTAGGGTCAGCGGCTTGTGCCTGAATCGAAGATAGCAATGCTGCTTCTACTGACTCTGCGGTGATGCGGTCCTTTTCCAACTCTGGGTCCGAGATGAGTGGGTCGGCTTCGCGTGCGGATTCTTTTGACATGAGTCCCGTTCCGAGGCGCTGTCCAAGTCCAACGATGAGTCCGTTGACGTCTGCACCTGATGATGGATAGTTTACATAGTGGAAGTCTGTTTCCCAAATCTTGTTTGGAACATAGTCGATGCGTCCACTCGATTGGCGTCCTGGCATAAAGAACGATTTGGACATGTTTCCAAAATACGATTTCTCCAAAGCAATAGCAATCTTGTCTTCTTCAAGGAGTGATTGGGAGAAGATTGATTGTGCTTCTTGTACGCGGAAGTCTACGGTTGCTGACAACACGGATTCGCCACGGCGACCAGTACGAATGTTGGTACCTGATTCGCCACCGAACTCTGCAGGGATTGCACCTTCAAGACGCTCTTGGCGTTCCAAGCGGTCTAGCGCAACATCAGTTTTGTATCCAGGGTTTGATTGCAACTGTTGAATGTCGCCACCCTTAACAACACCAAGTTGTCCTGTCTTGCCATCGGCAATCTGCAAAATTTCTGGGTTCTCACCTGGGCGTGCTACGAGGTATTCGTCTGGGAAGATGCCGCGTTCGATTGCGATTTCGGTGAGTGCTTGCAAACGAGCACGTGTGTAGTACATGCCCATAACACCATCGAACTGTCCTTTTGGTAGGTCGAGGGTGATGCGTTGTGGTACGACTGCTAGTGGGATTCCTGCACGGTTCGGGATGCGTTCTAGTTCTACAACTTCTAAACCTGAGCGTTCCTCTGGTGAAAGTGTTTCGGTGTTCTCTGGACCCATTACACAGCACACGATTTCGTTCTCATCAACGTATTCAAGGATGACGTATTGAGTGTCGAAGCGTACTTTGCCCATGCGCAGGCGTCCGATGACTTGTTCTCCGTAGTTGGAGATAAGCCATGATGCTGGCTTCATATAGGTGAAGATGCAGTCGTCTGGGACTAGGTTATCTGGGTCATCCGATGGTGCAGCGTAGGTGTCTAGTGGGTTTCGTACTGACCATTTTGGTGAAAGGTTCTTGAAGTCTGGGCGCAGCATGACTGGGCTTGACGAATATGCGAGAAGGTGACGTGCGCGGCGTCGCATTTTCAAATCCATTTTGTTTGTATCCCACATGGATAGGATTGCTTTGCGGCGGGTGCGTGATAGTTCTTTGCTTCGCTCGTTGCCTTCTTTTACTGGCGGGAAGTATGGCATTGGCATCGTGGATGCGACACGCATAGAGGTTTGGTCTAAGCCTTGCACTAAAAGGTTGGCTGTTGATGTGCGTGCGTTGCGGTCTAACTCGTTCAACGGTACGATGACGTCGCCGTTGGCTAGGTCGCGGACGCGGCGCATTTGTGCGAGCACTGGTCCTTGTGTTTCTCGACGTGATTTGTAGAGACTTACAATTTCTTCGACGGTAATTGCCACTAATCAACCTTTGCGATGTTAAACCTGGTGGTTATAGCATACACAAGTGTTATATCCATGAGGGTCGCCACTGTCTTGGCGGACGTTTTATTGTGGTGAGGTTCGGCGCATGCAGACATGCGAACCATAACGCCATTGCTAGGTCGGTTCCGTTCTTTTTGTCGCGGGTCCACTTGCAAAGTTCGTCTACGAGGGCGAGTGTCTTCCAGTTTCCGCGCATTGTTGGTAGTCGTAGTGCGCCTGAGCGTGCAAGTGTTGGGATGATTGCTTCGATTCCTAGGTTTTGGTCTAGTTTGTTGCGGGCTGTGGTGTGGGGAAGGATGTTCACACCCCATTTGGCTGTCCATTTGCGCACAAAGTCGTGTTGGAGTAGGAATCTTTGGGCTGCGTTGATTTCTACGATGATGTGGGACACGGGATAGCCGAGATATGCGGCGCGTTCGCACCATTCTTGGAGGATTCCCGTGAACGAACCGTCGGTTGTGTTGTATCCGAGGAGGTTTTCTGCTGTGAGTTTGGTTCTTTGGATGTCTACGATGTGATACAGGTTGTGTTCTGGTTGGTAGAGCATCCAGATGAGTCCCCAGAATTGGGTTGGGGATGGGTCAATGCTGATGATGGAGATAACTGGGGCGCGTAATCCTGGTGGGATGTGTTCTGGTAGACGTTCGTTATCGATGCAACCTTGGTAGAGGACACCGTCTTGTCCTAGTCCTCCAGTAATCCATGTTCTATCAACAAGATATGTTTCGTCGGCGAGGTCTTCTTGTTGGTAGATGACACGGAACCGTTCATTGTTTGAAGAACGGAGATACGAGAGGTCTTTCCACGAAAGCCTTTTGGGGTCAAGTAGCGGTCCATCAGGGTAAGCAGGCGAGTCAAGACGCCTGGACTTAGGACCAGTATCCAAGTCTTCGTAGTACGCCTTGTAAATAATATGCTTATATTTTTGTTTCTTGGTTGGTTCAGGCTTCTCAAGCACATTGGAAGTTGTGACATCTTCGCCATCATAATCGTCTTCGTCTAAGTCATACGTTACTTTGTTCAGACAGTGGGCATACAGGTCGCCTGAGCCGAGTCTTTGACCCACGACTACGAGTGTGCCGCCTGGGTCTACGCGTGCTTCTGCCATTGAGTCCCAGCGTTCTAGGAGTTTGTCGCGGGCTGTGGATTCTCTGGCGTTTTCGGTGGAGGCTACGTCGTCAAAGAGGCAGAGGTCTGCACGGTGACCAATGAACTCTGCGTCGATACCATATGCGCGGACGGTTGGTTCTTTGTTGTCTAGCCCGTTCCCGTCTAGTTGTTCAACGATGAATTCTTCAGCACGCCATAGCGCACCTTTGTCTGCTGGTTTGAAACGCCCGTAGTCTATGGAGAGGCATCCGAGTGCGTCTTGGGCTAATCCTTTTTTGGCTAGTTCTGTGTCTGCGAGCATAGGGTTGGGGCGTTCTAGGGTTTCGCGAATTCGGCGGCTGTACATCTTGGCTAGGTTTTGGTTGGCGGAGCCGATGAGTACACGGATGGCACGGTTCTTTACTATTGCCCATACGGCAACATCATGAAACAGGGTGGATTTACCTGCACCTGGTGGGACGTTTAAGCAGATGAATTCTTTTTCTTCACTGTCTAAAGACATAACTATTTCTAGCGCGGCTTCTACTTGCCATGGTGCGGACACACGTCCCAGGTAGTGTTCACGAAAGAATTGGAAGTCGTCTAATCCTCTACGTGCTTCTGGGGTGAGACGGTCTAACGGTATGGCTGGTGGTAGGTCTGCTGCTTCAGCAAGGTCCATTGCGTCTTCCCATTGGACGCCACCTTGTCGACGGGTGTGTTTGGTGAGTTCGATTGCTGCAACATCGGCGTTTGCTTTGGCTACTTTAGATTTCTTTATCCAGTTGTAACCTGTGTTGGGGTGTACGCCTGCGATGCGGCATGCGTCTAACGTTGTGTGTCCTGAGTGGATTGCTTGCCAGAAACGTGCTTTGTCGTTTGCTGGAACCTTGCGGATTCCTTGTGCCATGTTCCCCTTAGTCTATACAGACTGTTTATTTGCGGCGGGTATCTTTTTTGTTTCTTGGTTTGTTTGCAACCGTTGCAGCGATACCAGTGTTCTTGGCTACGTTGCTTACTGCACGTGATGTTACTGCGGACATTTCTCGTCTTACGGCAGGTGCGATTTCGTTGGCACGGTTTTCTGCAATCTTGGTTAAACCTTTTGCCGCTGAAGATGTCTGACCCTTGGTCATAATTTTGGTTGAGGCAAGTGTTGGTCCCATAGGGGTGTTGGTTCTAAACACTGTTCCACCAGGACCCATTGATTTTGGTGCAAGTTTTTCAAATGCTACCTTGCCAGCGATTTGTCCTGACACTTTTCCTGTGACTGCTCCTAATGCTGCTCCTAATAGTCTGCCTGCACCAGCAGCAGCAACGTTTGTTGCCACGTCTACAGCAGCGGTTTTGGCTACTGCTTTTGGACCTTGTTTTGCTGCGTTAAAGTATTTGAGGTTTTGTGAAACGATTGGCACATTGGATACACCTTTGGCAACTTTGTCTTTGAAGTCTGCGAGGCTGTCGTTCCAGTCGATTGACGGTTTAGAATTTTTCTTTGTTGCCATGTTGCAAAGAATAACATAAACTGCTACTGTCTTGTTTCAACTTCACAAGTCGTCACTGTCGGGAGATAGCGATGCACGCATGGCTGTACACCTGTTGCAAGGTGCGGGGCGTAAACAGGGGAACCTGGGTTGGTTTCTATTATCTAAATAGGAAAGCAGCGTGATGAACGTCATCTCATCGAACAAAGGTGTCGGCTGAAATTAGCCACGGCGACCTTCCGCGGGGGCGGGAACTGTGGGGGAGGCACTCTTATGCTGTTTCGACTGTGATGCCAACGGCAGTGAAACCATCTAGCGCGCCCGTTGGGCTTGCTCGCAAAGAAGAAGGAGCAATGTTGCTAACGTCTGACACCCTCGTTCAGTGCTTCTTTTTTTTCTGTTTTTTTCTAACTCAAATATACGCCGTTGTATAACACTTGCCAACAGAAACAACAACCAAACCCACACAGCCACCCACACTAATTAGCACTAAACGTCGCACCAAATTTCGAGCCACAAATGTGCATGCATACAGAACGGATATATAGTTATCCCTACGCGCGCGCCCTCGGCATATGCCCAGTCGTGATATATGACCAGCACACGAACACTTGTTCGCATCACGCAGAGCGACCATTCCACCACCAAACACACGTTCGCACCCCACCCCACCTACCTTCTTGCTTGCAAAAGTTAGCACCCCGCTTGCTGTAGTTAGCACGGCGGCTCGCCTACTGTGAGAGTGAGAACCATTCTCATTTTGTGGTGGCATTGCGAACACTTGTTCGGCTGTGTGTTGTCTCGGCTCGGCTTGCGAACATACGTTCGTTTTGTTAGGTGTGCCTAACTTTTCTTCTTCGTCTCCTCAGTTTTGTATTACAATTTCATGACAATTTGTAGCGCCTTTATTTGTACGGGCTTTTGCCTGTCTTAGGGCTTACCCGCCCTTTCAAGTGTCATACCTATGCGTATACTTGATGTTGTCGGGAATTACCCCGACACCGAGACCCGAGGGGGCACATATGACAAGAAAAGACTACGAGGCGATTGCGGAGCGCATAGCCCAAAACGCGGAGAAATACCAATACGACAGGGGGGCAGACATCGTGGCAGAAATCGCCGAAGACCTCGCCGAGATTTTCGCCGATGAAAACCCACGTTTTGACCGTGACCGATTTATAGACGCTTGCGGTGTCTATTCATTGCGGGGCTTAGACCGAAAATAGACCGAAACCCCTTCGGGGGTCTGTCCGTAACGCGGGCACTGACGAGGTCAGACACACACAAAAGGGGAATACATGAACACTGCAACATTCACCGCCGAGGCGGGCGAGGGAACCCTCGCTCCTGTCATCTCGGCATTACATGACGTCTACGATGACCTCGCGATACATGTCCGCAACATGACGCGGGGCGCGGTAGTGCTCCCGCCTGTAGTCTTCATCTCGCAACGCGATGACCGCGCATGGGGACACATTACGACCCGCCCAACATGGGCGACACCATACGAGGCAATAGACGAAGACTACGCTTACGCGCCTTTCGCGGTTGCGATGGGGCTCGGCACCGAGACGAAGTACTTAGGCAAATATGAAATCATGGTAAGCGCCGAGAACCTCGCGCGAGGCGGGCGCGAAGTGTTCGGGACAGTCGCCCACGAAGTAGCCCACGCGATAAACATAGTGCGCGGGGTTCAAGACGTGGACAGCAACGGGCGCCACAATAAAAAATTCAAGCAGACAGCCGAGTATTTCTTCGGGCTCCTAATTGAAGAATACGCGCCTAATCATTGGGCGGGCTGGACTAAGACAACGGTCACCCGCGAGTGTGCGGAGAAGTGGAACGCCCAAATAGAAAAAATCTCGGAGTCAATCCGCGTAGCCTCGGGGTACGGACGTAAGACAGGAACGGGGACAGGAACGGGCGGGGGCTTTGTTATCGGCGGGGGCGACACCTCACGCGGACGCGATAAGAACGGGCTCAAGGCTGTGTGTTCTTGTGGCTCCATCATTCGGACATCGCGCCGAGCATTGGACAAGGGCATTCTATGCGGGGGGTGTGATAGCGAATTCATCTACGTTGGTTAGGACGTAAGACAGGGCGGGAGCGCGCAGGCGCCACGAGGAGCGAGACCTCACCCGCCCGCGAGGGGGAACCCTTACACAAAGAAAAGCGGGTGCATGACTTGCGTCAGCCCTTCAAGTGTGATACAAATAGATATAAGCAAATACACCAACAAACAAGGGGAAAACATGGAAGCGATACCGAAAAGCAGTTTCGTTAGGAGCAGTCACCGCGTGACACTCCGCGCGAAGTACCTACCAAATAGCGGACGGATTACAGTCGCCCGCTACGAGGGCAACACATACGGCAAAGACCCGCAACGGATTACAGTCGCCCGCAACTACGCGCTAGACATGCCCGAGCAGTACGAGCAAGCAATCCTAGAATACCTACGCCGTGCCAACTGGGGCGGGCATTGGGTCGTCTCAACTATCACAGATGGAGCAGTGGCAGTGTGTGCGGGGGAGTACGTAGCATGATAAAAGAATTTCTATGGACAGGACTCGGCGCCCTTGTCATGTTGTCACCATTCATTCTCGGGGCAATGCTCCAACGGTGGAACGATAACCGCCCGAGGTACAGCACCCGCGAACTGGTGAACATGCAAAGAAACAAAATCAACAACTACTGGTGGAACAGGTAAGGACGTAAGACATGAACATTTACGGGATAGTAGATGAAGGTTATTTCATGTGCATATGCACTGACCCCGACCAACCGATGGCATGGCAACGAGTGACAAATAAAATCCACACGTGCCAATTCTGCGGAGCAGACTTTCAGATTACGCAAGCGACACTGGAAGGAAGCAAAGTGCGGGTGATGGAAGTGGACGGGGGCTACCCTCGGACGTAAGACAGTAACCCCTAGCGCCTTGGGCGTGCCGTTCAATCGGGACTAGGGACAAGGCAACACCGCCGAAGCAATAACCGAAGAAGGGACAACATGAATACCGAAGACAAAACGCAACGCATACTGGAGCGCCTCACTATCAAGGCACTAGAGGAAGCGTCAGACCTCATTCTTTCATTGCAAATTCAAGTAGCACAACTGGAGCGAGGAGTAGTGCCAGCGCAGACCCCGACAGGTTACACCCAATACGTGCGAGCACTAGCAAAACTGGATTTCTTTTCAGACCATGTATGTGCAACCCATTCAGTGCAACCATTACATAAGACAGGAGAAACAAAATGAAAACCGCAATCCGAATCACCACGACAGGCGAGGTGACCATGTTGGACATCAGCACCGACACCCTCGCGCAATTACAGCAAGCAGTCGGCGGGCTGGTGCAGGCGATTGACCTCACCGAGCGCTTGACGCTGTGGTGTAACGAGGAAGGCAAGTTACTAGAGCAGGCACACAATCCATATGCGCAGTACTTCTGGGACAAGATGTTCGGGGCGTACACCGATTACATGGTGGGCGATGTTGTGTTCACTGGCGGGACAGACGACAACGGAAACACACTTGGCATGACCGAAGACGCGGTGGAGTGGTTGCTGTTCTTCATTGACAAGGTGCGCGACTGGGTGGAGATATGGTCAAACGTTCTGTCATAAGACAGGCAGGGTGGAAGGCATACCTCGCGGTTCAAGTCCGCGACACCCACGATGTAAAGATATAAAACAATACTTGACATCACATAGTATTTGTACTACGGTAAAACATAACAACAACGAAAGGGAAATAGACATGGGCTTAGACCAATATCTATACGCAAATAAAAATATCGGGAACGCGGAGTGGCGAGGCGATGAGGAGCGAGAACAATTCTCACAAATCATCAGCACCATGAACGCGCATGACATGGTTGAGGGCGAGGACATACCAAGCATGAACCTCGCGGTCAAGGTTGGTTGCTGGAGAAAGGCTAATCAAATTCACGGCTGGTTCGTACGCAACGTGCAAGACGGCGAAGATGAATGCCGTGAGTATGACGTGAGCCGAGGCAAGTTGCAGGAACTCTTGACCCTGTGTCAGACAGTCAAGCAAGACCCAAGCAAGGCAGAGAAACTACTCTCACCAACAGCAGGGTTCTTCTTCGGGTCGGACGAGATTGACGAATGGTACTGGCATGACATTGACTACACGATTGAGTTGCTATCTCGCGTACTTAAGACAGTAAACGAAGACTGGCACTTGACCTATCAGGCGAGTTGGTGATTGCCATGAAGACACTAATCAAGCAATGGTCAGACCTCAAGATGGATAGGTGGTACGACTTCAAGATGACGGACTGGGCAACCATGAGCACAGCACAGCAACGTCTATCAATAATCAAGTGGCGACTACTGGGTAAAACATTCAGCGAGAAGTGTCACTACTGCGACAAGCCACTGGGGACAGAGGACTTCCACGATGAGCACAACTTATTCCCAATCGGAAACAACGAGGACAACACGGACAGGACTTACGACTGGGATAAAAGCCTATGCGATGTTTGTTATGACGAACAATGCACCGACTACGACATACAACCACTAAGCACCAACGCTTATATAACCGAAGAACACATCGCACGATACAACAAAGGAGAACAGCAATGAAGCAAGGAAAAGTATTCGTAAAAGAAATACCAATGGAAAACTGGCTACTACTAAACCATGCCCGCTTACATAGCGACATCGTGGTAATCAGCACCGAGTGGAGTACGTACGAGGACTGTCAAATCATTTGGTTGAGCAATGAGGAAGTACGGTTCAACGCCATTCACCCACTCAAAGGTGGAGAGTATGAGTTTCAGTTTCATATTTCAAGTATCAAGACAGTAGAAAACATAACCAATAATGAGCAGATGTGGTTTCAACAACCAACAAAGGAGAACAGCAATGACTAAGGAAACTATCCGAGCAGAAATTATCCGAGGCTTTGAGGACTTACGTTTCTTACTAAGTGAGGGCGTAAGACAGGGAGAACTACGCCCAATGCAAACGTTCGGAATGTTAGAGCAACTAAACCAAGCCCAGTTTCTTATTGAGCAGGGCATGAAGGACAAGGAGACAGCACAATGAAAGCATCAAAGGTAATTGAATTCATGCAGACATACCACCCCGATGAAGACCTACTCATCTCATGGGTAGACCGTGAACAGTTCGCTGTTGAAGATGAGCAGACTGGCAAGTTGGTAGTGGCAACACGAGAGGAGTGGTCAGACATTATCCAGTATTTCCAAGACACAGAGTTCATGTCCGAGTATGACGTCAATGAGATGACCGACTACGTTGCACAAGCAAACAGAGAAGGCAAGACCGAGCCAGCAGGAAGGGTAACAGTCCAATGAAAATCTATGACCTGAACTTAGAGACAGTCAGACAGCACCATTACATCGTGACTTACGACAGCAGTCTTGACTTGTGGTATCACGACACCGAGAACGAAGAAGGTTTCTTCCCCTATGGCACGGTCTACAACGAGAGTTATGACCAATGGGAAAGCGACTATCGGGGTGACGGTGAATACCTAGAAGGCACAGACAAACTGACTGACCGCTTCACGTTGGGCTTGCAAGCAATGAACCGAATACCGATGGGCGACACACAGTACCAACTGATAGATGGCATGGCACGCAGACTGCATGACCCTGTGGACTGGCTTGTCTACGAGATGAGCAAGCACCTAACCCAACAGCAAATCATTGAAGTGATTGAAGAACTGCA